AACATTATACATGTGTGCCATAAATTTCTCCTTATGCTACTGCTATTACAACGACGCGACCTTTAGCACCTTTACCGCCAGTGCTACCAGGAGCAGCACCGCCACCACCAGTTCCAGTTACATTGGCAGCACCGCCTTGTAAAGTTTGTCCCATGCCATAAAAACTTGACCCTCCACGACCATCTTTGCCCGCGGTATTACTATTGCCTCGACCGCCATTACCTCCGTTAGAGTTAGATGCACCACCATTAGCACCGCCACCACCGCCGCCGTAGCCTTCACCACTGTTGTCCCATCCGCGATTGCCTCCGCCGCCACCAGAACCAGAAAGATTACCAAAACTTGATGTACCGCCGCTGCTACCATTATTCGGATTAGAACCACCATTTCCTCCGTTACCTCCGTTACCTACAGTAACTGATACATTGCCATTAACAGTAACTACACCCCAAGCAGTGCCACCACCACCACCTGAACCACCGCGGTTGCTGTCCCAACCACCGCCACCGCCGCCACCTCCGCCAGTAGCGTACACTAATACTTTAGAAGGCGACCCTGCTGTAGAGTAATTCCAAGTGCCAGATGAGTTAAATACTTGCATGTCATTAAATGAACCACCACCTGCATCTGCCCAAGAAAATGAACCATCTCCGTCTGATGATAATACTTGTCCACTTGTTCCATCGCCAGAAACATCTAATTCTGTTGCAGTAATGTCTCCAGAACCTAGTGTTGCTTGTTTCCCGTCTAACTGTGTTTGAATAGCACTTGTAACACCATCTATATAATTTAGTTCTGTTGTAGTTGCTGTTACACCATCAAGAATGTTTAGTTCTGACGCTGTTGATGTAACATCTGTACCACCTATATTTAGTGTAGTTGTTGTTACTGTGCCAGTTGTTGTAATGTTGAATGCTTGACCATCTAAATTACCACCTAGTTGTGGAGTTGTATCCCCTACTACATCTGTAATAAGTGTAGTTGGTTCAAAGTCACCACTTGTGCTGTTGTAAGCTAATACTTGACCATCTGTAACACCAGTAGTGTTTACATCAGTCATATCATTTATTTCTATATTTGCTAATTCAAATGTACCGAATGATTGAATATATACTGTATCACCTGCTGTAGCACCAGTATCTAATACAACATTAGCACCATCAGTTGCTGTGTAATCTGCTTCATCTAGTCTTACACCATTAAGATATACTTGAACAAATCCTGAATCATAAGTTGCAGAAAAAGTTGTTTGACCTGAAGTTGCTGTATACTCTACACTGTTCTCTACACCATTGACTGAAGAACCTGCATTCTGCCAAGCAGAACCATTGTAAACTTTCATTGTGTCTGTAGAAGTATCGAACCATAAATCACCTTCAGTTGGTGAGCTAGGTTCAGAAGCAGATACAAAATATGTATCACCGAAGTTATTGATACTGTCTATATTATTAGAAGCGGTAGTTACTGCAGAAATATTAGAACTTACTGTACTTACATCTGAAGATATACCAGCTACTGTAGTTACATTAGCCGAAATTCCTGCAACAGTATTGATGTTTGCTGCATTAGAATTCACATTGTTAATGTTTGTTTCGTTGCCTGCTACTGAGTTTACATTCGATATGTTAGTAGCAACAGTACCAATATCTGTAGTATCACTTGCTACTGTAGTAACATCACTAGATATACCTGCTACTGTAGTTACATTATTAGATATGCCTGCTACTGTAGTTATGTTTGAATCATTATCAGCTACTGTAGTAATGTTAGTATCGTTATCAGCTACTGTATTTACATCTGCAATATTAGAAGCTACTGTCCCAATATCTGTAGCGTCTCCTGCTACTGCAGTAATGTCAGCTTGGTCTGATGTATTAGGTGTAGTGTTTAACCAAGTAGAACCATCGTATACTTTTAGAGTTTCATCAGTAGTATCGAAATACATAGCACCTGTAACAAGTGCATCACCATCGTTATCTACTGTAGGAGCTGAGGTTTTATCTCCTAAATATCTATCATCAAAGTTATCATAAACAGATTCAGCTGATGCTTGAGCTGCTTCTGCTGCAGCTTGAGCTGTCTCTGCATTTGTCTCCGCTGTTTCAGCATTAGTCTCTGCAGTCTCTGCTGCTGCCTGTGCTGCCTCTGCAGCTGCTTGTGCAGTCTCAGCGTTTGTTTCAGCTGTTTCTGCATTGGTCTCTGCTGTTTCAGCTGCTGTCTGAGCAGCCTGGGCTGCAGTCCTAGCTGTCTCTGCAGCTGTCTGTGCAGTTTCGGCGTTAGTCTCTGCGGTTTCAGCATTTGTTTCAGCAGTCTCAGCGTTAGTCTCTGCTGTTTCTGCAGCTGCTTGTGCCGCTTCAGCTGCTACCTTAGCTGCTTCAGTATCTGCAATTAGAGCATCTAAGTCATAGCTGTCTGCGATTACAGCTGATGTAGCAATTCCGTATCCTCTATCTATACTCATAATTTAGTCCTATGAATTCCTTAATCTTCTACGCATAGCTAGAACAGCTAGTGCTAGTCTTTTCTTTTTACTTAACTTTGCCATTCATCACCTCCGTTCTTAACTTAATATAGAAGTCCCCCGTTAGGAGGACCTCTGTGGTTAAATTAAGATGCTGAAGTCAACTCTTGAATTGATTCAGGTCTTACAACCTTAGTACCATATACAGTATCTGCAGTTAGTAAGTCTGCAAGTTTCTCTTGCTTGTACTGAGTCTGTGTACGAACTGACTGCTGTGTAGCAAGAACTGTAGAATCTTTCTGGAATAAGAAAGCTTTCTCAGTTGCACCTGTACCTACTTGTGTAGACATAAATACTGGGATACCATAGATATTACCAATGTTACCAGTTCTGATAGCTGAACCATCACCGATGAACTGCTGCTCAGTAAATCTATCTGTAGACATTAGAGCTGTCATACAAGATGGAGTTACGATTAGAGCTCTGTCGTTGACTGGAACATCATTATCGTTTAGGTTCTCAATAGCTTGTAGGATAGAAGCATCCCAATCAGTTACTGAACCAATAACTGCATTACCATCAGTTAGGGCAGAAGCTCCGTCCATAGCTGTGATTAGTGCAGAGTCTACATTACGAGCTAGAGCATAACCAGCATCGTCAGTGTAGAAGCGTCTCATTGAATTTAATGCTTGAAGCTCAGCGATATCTTCGATGTACATTGACCATTCATAGTGCTGGTCGATAGTTACAAGGATTTCAGTCGCTGTATCAGTGATTGCAGTAACATCTGAGTTTGCAGTCTTAGCTGAAGCATCGTTTCTACCAGGCTTAGGAATGTGAATAGTATCACCTTTCTTACCTTGGTGGTTTAGGTTTTGGACCAAGTTTGCTACTACTAGATTCTTCTTATATGTAGCGATAACTTCGTCCGACCAAATTTCTGGGATAAATACCGCAGAAGTAGTCGTAGTCATGTTAGCCATTTTATTTACTCCTTATGAATTATATAGCTTTATTTGACCCTACCCTCCGCGTATGCTGCAAAGATTTCATCTTGCATACTGTCGTATTTCATAGGGTCTTCCATTTTTAATCGGATTAGGTCAGCCCTTCTATAAGTCTTACCTCCTCCACTTGAACCCGAAGAAGTACGAGATTCTGCTTTACCTGCTTTTAATGCATCTTGTCTTTTAGCCTCTTCTGCTTTATTAACTTCTTGAGTCTTATTAATCATTGCTCTGTCTTTCCAAGTGGACAATAATTCATTAGCTGCATCGAAGTTATAAGCGTCAGCAGCTTGGAACATCTGCATACGAATCTTACTTCCTTGAACCCACTCCTGAAAACCTTTGTCTTGAACTATATCAGCAAAGTCAGGGTGTACTGCTTCCAGTTGTGTTTTAGCTGCAGCTTGTGCTTGCTGTGCTTGAAAACGCTGGAATTCTTTAAACTTTGGATGGTTCTCGATTGCTTGATTAACCGCTGTATTAGGGTCATCAAAAAAATCTATAGGTTCTTCCTCAGTTTGTTTTGGTGTAGATTGTGCTTCTGAAGTCGTTCTATTTAATTCAGCCTGAAGGAAACTATCCGAAAGTTTTCTTAACTCTCCAACTTCTTGAGCCTTACGACCCAATTCTTTTTCGAGGTTCTGATAACTCTCTATAATTTCTTCTTGTGTCTTACCAGCAAATTTATCAGGAACGGGAGGTACTTCTGGTTCTGTATCTACAACTTCGTCTACTATCTGTTCTTCAGTTGCTTCTACTTCATCAGTAGCTTCCATTGTTTCTACTGCTTCATTTGTTGTTGGTTCGATTGTTGATTCAGGAATTTCTGAACCAGTCGACTCTTGTGCGTCTACTACTATACTTGTCATATTGTTCTCCGCCCCGTAGGGTTATGAAGTTTATAAAATGGCAGAGCTCTATAAATCGAGTTCTTCTGCCGCTGCTTTTGTTGTCTCTTCTAGTCCAATCACTTGTCTTAGAACTGACAACTGACCTCTAGCGAACCAAAGGTCTTTTTCACTTTCCACACTATCTAGATTATTAGTTAGTTCTTCGAGAGTTTTTAGTTCTTGTACTAGCTCTCTCCAACCATCTTGTTCTATTAAGTTTAATCTATTGTGGTAAAACTGTTTGTCTTCTTGCGTTAGCATAATTTAATGCTGTCTCCGATTGTAGATGTTGTACTTCAGGAATATTTCTTAAAGTTTCTGATTGTACCTTTTCAATATCTACTAACTGTTTTTTAAGCTTAGCAATTCTTTCTTGTACATCTAAATCATTAGGTTGTTTAGTTCCAGCTTCTGCAGCATTCTTCATTGCTTTAGTTTGTTCTTCTTGTGCTTCAGCTAATGTTTTTTGTATATCTGCTTTAGCTTGCTCCATCTGTAACTGAGCAGCTACCATTTGCATTTGCTGTGCTTCAGGATTAGGTTGCATACCTTCCATAAGAGCATTAACAATTTGGTCCCTATTATGGATACTAGAGTTCTGAAAGACTGCTAACAAAAGAATATTGAAAGCTGGAGAATCTTTCGGAACTGACTGTAACATAGAAACCATTTGTTGCATTTCTAGTTCTTTAGCCATAATACCCATAGTAGAGTACGGAACAAACTTATAATCAACGACAGGATATCTGTCTACATCAAATTGTATCTTTCTCCACAATGCCTTATTAATCATAGGAATAAGGAATGTGTTCTGGAAATTCATTAGCGTTCTCTTCTGACGCTTAATACTAGCTGATTGCATCATAGACATACCAGCTGAAGTAGTTCTATCTGGTACATTAGATACATCTGCTGCACCTGTACCCATCTGAATCATACCTTGCAGTAGATTAATCTGTTGCATAGTATTAGGGTCAGTTTGACCTAAGTTAAGAGGTGTAATTGCCATTCTTGGGTCGCCATTAGTAAGTACAGTCTTACCTGGTCTTACTTCTAATTTCATACCTCTAGGTAATCTTGTAGCATCTGCTGCTAACATAGGAGTAGTAGTTAATGCAAGACTATCTATACGAGCTCTCATTTCTGCATCTAATGCTTTCTGTGGATTGTATCCTTTCTCACAGACACCTCTTCCCCAGAATTTATTAGGCACTAATTCGTGCTGATACGCTATGAATGGTCTGTCAACCATCATAAACGGATTCTCCTCAGCACGGAGAACATATGTATCGTTTGCGATAGTAACTACTGCTTCAACTAATTCTTCTTCGTTATAATCAAAGTCTTCATTAGTTTCGCCTTTATTCAAATATTTACGAGGAACTTTACCCCAGTATTCTGTAATTTTAATCTCGTCAGCATCGTCAATATTAGCTTCTTCATAATCATATCCATTAGGAATATCATTTGTTGTAGCTTCAATATACATCTTATTATATATACCTTTATCCATGCCTTCAGTTACGACATATCTAGGTTTATATACTTCGTGTGCTACACCTAAAGCTTCATTAATTGTTCTAGCTGATGGGTCCATAATAAATTCTTTAGGACATACAGCTTCTAATCTTACTTCAACATCTATGTATTGTTCTATTTCTCTAGTTGAAGTTAATGTTCCTTCTACTGCTCTTTGTACTGGACGCTGCTTAATTGTTTCTTCTACGATGATTTTTGCTATACCAGTACCATAGATAGCACCATTCAAAAAAGTCTCGCATATGGCATCCTTACAGCCTGTAGATTCTAAATCTTCTTGTAATAAGTTACGGACATACTCGACATCTCTCTTATCATTGTCTAACATGTCATCTCTAATATCAAACCATTTACCTCTACCAAATGTAGCTTCTTCTAGTTCTGCCACACTAGCTTCTACTGCTTGTTGTAGAGCTGGAGTAATAATTCTAGACTTCTCATGTACACGAACTTGGTCTTCTGGGTCCCATTCGCCACGCCATAGACGATAATACTCATCCCACTTACCGAGATAGTTATTATCTCTGTGGTCTGCCCAATCATCTAGCTTAGACATAAGCCAAGATGTTAGTGCCTGGTATTTATTTTCTCCGTTATAATCCATATATTAATATCCTGATACTTCGTCTAAAGGTTCCCAATCGTCATCATAATCTATTGTTCCCATAAAGTCTGCTATACTGACTTGGTCTATATAAGCTAAGGCATCTATAATATCATCATGTGTGCCTTTAGTAGGAAACTCTAAGAGCTGGACTTCAAAGTCTGAGTTCCATTCTCCCTTATTAAATTTTATTTTACCGTGCTCTAGTCTTCCTTGTAGAGCCCATGTAATTCTATCCGCTTTCTTTTTACCACCGTGGGTTACATCTGTAATAACAACCCATCTACCGCTTGACCTCATCTTATCTTCTAGATAAGGCATGATTGCATTCTTTAATGCTCCTGCTTCAATTCCGACAGTAGTCGCTTCATTTTTGATAGCAGCTTCAAGAATTTTATTTGAAGTTTCTTTAATATTCCAACGACCATGTAATATCTCCTTTACCCACCATTCATCACCATTAATCTTAACTACTGCTATTGCTGTTTCATCTAGAGCAGAACCTTTTCTTCCTCGTTCTTTCTCTACATTTTCAAACCCTGCTGGGTCTACAGCTATGACATAGTTACCATCTTCAGGTTCTTCATCATCATATTTAATCCAGTCATTCTGGAATATACCACCAGTAAAAGAAACAAACGAGGCTTCAAACTCTTGGCGGAATGCTTGGGTAGACATAGTCTCCCTTGCTATTTTAATTTCTTCTGGGTCTAGTATGGGGTTATCAGTAGAATTATATTGGAACTCTTGCCAATCTTCATTCTCTGGTTTAGCCGCCTCTAGCCATAATTTATAGAAATGATTCTTACCTTCAGGTGTCCCTATAAATAATGCCTCACCTTTAACATCAGCTAGTGTAGGTCTAATAATTTTCTCCCACACATCTGGTTTCATCGAAGCATATTCATCCAGTACCACATAGTAAAGACCAACTCCTCGAAGAGTATCTGGTCTATCAGAACCTTTGAGACTTATCTTCCTACCGTTAGTCAGTGTGATAGTCGCTGTGTTCTCATGTGTCTGTTCTATTAGGTCTGTACCTTGTAGTAATTCTTTTAACATTCCCCACATAATCTCTTTCGACTGTTGGAATGTTGGACCTATGTACCAGACATCCTTACTGGTAGACTGTAGTGCTTTGATTATCAGAATCCATGCTGCTAATCTAGACTTACCGAATCTTCTACCTGCTGCTACTACTTTAAATCTAGCTGGAGAGTTAAAGATTTCTAGCTGAGCTGGGTGGAGTTTGACATCAAGACTCTGACTCAAGTTCCTTCACCTTAGCTTCGACCTGGGCATCTTCTATAACTACACCCTCGTCATATTCTAATTCTTTTTCCTGGTGTGCTTCAATAACTTTATCTTCTAAGCCACCTATATTGATAATGACATTACCTTTATCATTACCACTCTTAAGTTCAACTGCTTTAGTTGTCGGTAGGATTCTATCCATACACATCTTAAGACAAGTTCTGTCTCCTTCCATTGCCATATCAATTACTTTCTGTACAATTTCAGGACCTTTAACAGACATAAGCTCTCGGCTCAGCTCTGTATACTTATTGACACTACCCTTAGGTCTACCCTTTGGGTTTAAGACAACCCCTTTCTTTAGTTTAGGGTTACCTTTATTAAATTTTCTTTTGTCATCTGGTCTCATATGTTTCCTTCTAACTTAAGATTCCACCTAAGGAAGGTAACTTAATGATAATAACCATAATGTTTATTCCTAAAGAGTTGTCTTAGTTAGGCTCTTCGTTAAAACTTAAGTAGGATTATACCATATTTTTAGACAAAAGTCAACCCCTCTTGGAAAATAAAGTTAGTTCTTATTACTAATTATAGTTAATTTATATATAATCTTATGATTTTCCCACACATTTTTAGTTATCTTTTACCTATATATCCCAAAATTCCCTCCCATCTGCAAGCGAGCCTCTCACACGTGAGGTGTGTCGCTCGGGTTCCTCTGGGGGTACATTAGTATATCAGAATATTATTATACAGTTGTATTATTATATGTGAATATTAGGATATTCTTGTGTGAAACCGCAGATAAAAAAGTACGTGATTTAGGTTATTCTAATATCAGCACACCTTAATATTATTATATTATGATACTCTTATGTAGATAGTTATGTATCAGTATATTATTATATTATGATATACTTATGAACACCCTATCTATATTAGAATATTATGATACAACGATATGTAGTATTTTTACAACATAGTGTATCGAACCTGCACTTATGAAAAAGACATAGTAGGACTAGGGTAGAGAACAATCGCCCGAATATGGGCAAATATGGGACGATTAGCAGTTTATCGAATAAATCGATTATAAACGCTATTAACTATCGAAAAAATCATGCGAACGATTCGCAAAAAGTACTTGACTTTTGAATTACTATCAGGATAATAATCACCATGAATAAATTAATATTCATATTTTGATAACTATATAAGGAATAAAAAATGACAAATAAAACTACATATACATATGCAAAACAAAACAGAAATAATAATGCTAAATTTACTGATATTTTAGTTAATGATATTTCAAAGGCAAATCAAGAAAAAAAGACATGCCCTATAGTTGATGAGTTAAACACTATATTAATGAGAGGTAACGAAAAGGAAATCAAGGAACTAAAGGAAGTAGTAAGAGAGAGCATACAACCAACACTTAGGAAAAAGACAGTTCAAACCAGATTATTAGGAAAGGACATCGCCAAAGTGAAAAAAGTTACAATCACACTTAATGACCAAAAATTGTATGAACTCAATATCGAGAATAAGGACAGCACAACCAGAGGTAAAACATTTTGGGAAGCATTATCCGAACTTCAAGAGCAACACGGGGTAACTGGTGAGGAAATCATCGACCACTTCATGAGAATCGAAGAAAAGAAAGTAGCATAAACCAAACGCGAACGGGGAACATCTTGCGAACCGTTCGCAACAATAAGGAAAAACTAAAATGATATTAAAAGATTTTGAAGAGTACAAGAAAAAACTAGAGAAGAACGGAGATAACGGATTTTGTATGGTACTAGCAACAGCGGTTGCCTTTGAGGAAGATGTCGAAGAAATGCAGAAACTATACGCCAAGCACGGTAGAAGACACAAGACTGGCACAGCGTGGCAGACTACCCGAAAGGTGATGGAATTTCTAGAACAGAAACACACAGAGTTCAAATTAAAAAGATATTATGACCCAGATAAACGAATGAAAAAAGCAATCGGAGGCGGTGAAGTGATAGACATTAACGAACTATCAGGAGGTAAAACCATAACACCGAACAACTGTTGGGAATACCTAGACAGCACGAAGAATTATATAATGTTCTGCCACGGTCATGCGATAGGAGTTCGAGAGGGTAAAGTTATCGACTGGACAGAGGGCAGAAGGCACAGAATCACAGCGATAATAGAAGTAGACAAAGGAATCAGGACGGGACTACAGAACTGGATTGCATCTCTCTAACGAGAGGTGCGAACCGTTCGCAACTTATTGCACAGCAGAAAATAATTTTGCATAGCATAAAAAAGTACTTGACAAATCTTTTAACAGATGTATAATGATATATAAGTAATTGATAAATAAGGAGAAAACAATTATGAGTAAAACTGTAATCAACCCAGTCGGTAGCAACATGACCGAGTTAGTAACGAACAAAGGCGAGTATGTTTTGTTCAGTTATTCAACACCCGTAGCAGGGAAAGACAGCGAGGGATTCTTTCGCACAGATAAATGGTATTCCAAGACTACCACGAGGCACATCAATAAATACTTCGAGGTAGAATGGGGAACAAATAGAGATGTGGCGAGAGAAGTATCCCAGGACTACATCAATCAATTAGTATAACAACAAGGAGAACTACATGTATATATTCTTTTTATTCTTAGTGGTGCTATCTATATTTTTTATAGGTAGCCTCATCTGGATATTTTGCCACGACTTATTAGACGAGGTAAACAATGCGAACCGTTCGCAACAATTAGATTTATTTACACAACACAAGGAGAAATAAAATGGAACTAGATATTATTACTAGAGAAGAGTTCGATGTACTTGAAACAGATGTCGAGGAAAACAAACGAGACCTAGAAGAAAGGTTAGATAGTATGGAGTATGACATACAAAGAATAGATGAGAGTCATGTAGATAAGTACGAGCATGAGTCTGCTAGAGATGAAATCAAGGAAGACTTAGAAGAATTACTTTGTTTCTTAATACACAGAGGTATTGTTCCTGATGATGTCATGTACTTAAACGAACTACATAAGGTAGAAGAACGAGAGTGTAAAGCAGAAGATGAGGAACTTGCTGAGTTCTTACCTGCGAACCGTTCGCAAGAAGATTCAAAGTATACTGTATGGGTAGGAGGAACAGAAGTCAATGCTGATTATGTAGAGTATGACGAAGCATGTTCGATTGCCAAGAAGTATATCGATGAAGGATATGATGATGTAATAGTACAGTTAATTAAAAGGAGAGTATAACATGGATAAATATTGTTGCCCTTATTGTCAGAGTGATGACATAGAATTAGTACCGAGTGCTGATGGTGTAAAGTTTGATGTAAGACCACAGTTAAAGAACGGTACATTTAGAATACTTAGTTCAGGTAGACTCATAGAAACTATGGAAGAGATGATTAAACTAGCAGAAGAAAATGCTGTCTACCCTTATGCTTATTGTCATTCTTGCACAGCAGAGTTCGACTTCACTGGTGAAGAAGCATACTTCGAGGAGGTGTAGAAATGATTAACGGTAAAGAGTATTATGTATACATAGATGTTGTCGTACACTTTAGTGTTGGGCATGGTAGTGTAGACCTAGAGTTTTGTGATAGACAGTACGACCTTGAAGGACAGTACGAAGCAATAGATGAACAAGATGCTATCGAACAAGCAGAGATGAAATATATTCAACATCTTACCGAGTTCATGGGTGAGTCGTTCGTTAATTTTGTCACGATAGATTTCAGTAATCAAATAGCAGAGGAGATAGAAGATGAAAGTTAAAGTAATGAGAGAAATAGTTACGAGAAAAATTTACTATGATATAATAGATTTTAATATTGAGAAGGACGATGTACTTACATTAGATGAAGACTTAACTGAAAGAAATGTAGAGTATGATGAAGACCAGACTTTGTTTCTTAATCCAGATACAGATAAACCTATGGATTTACACGCACTTCAAGATAGTTATAACAAGATAGTAAAAGGAGAAATGTAATGCAAGATAAAGAAGATAATAGATTTGATGATTGGGATATTCTTACTGATATGGATTTAGCAGAGATGTGGTTTGATAGTAGAGGTATCTACAATACACGCACTATGGTAGATGATGAGTGGGTTGTTATGATTACAGTAGATATGGCAGGAGAAGAACACGATATACTATTACATAAAGGTGAGTTAGAAAGTAGGGCAGACGAATGGAGGTATGAAAATGAATAAGGAGAGAGTAGATGAGCAGGATAGGTAATCATATAGTAGAACTAGAAGAGAGAGGTCACTTAGAATATGACGATTCTAGAGGACATTATACAGAGACTGACATCAAGGTATTAGATGAAGAAATTGAACGCCTAGAATGGACAGTATGGAGTTCTCATAGGGACTTAATCCGACTAAGAAGAAAGAGAATGGAGATGGAACTATGAGATGTAGAATCTGTGATGAGTTAATGAATGACTACGAGTCATCAGTCAAAGACATAGAGTCAGGACAGTATAAAGATATATGTACTTACTGTCACGCTATGGGTAAGGAAGATGTGTTAGATACTATCGAAGATGAAAATGATTTCTTAGATGGTGTTGACTTTACATCAGAAGTATGATACAATATACACTTAAGTTTTACTTAAAGAGAAACATTATAATGATTATCTTTAGGTTTAACTTAAGTAGTAGTTATGTTAGTCTATGCGAACGGTTCGCAAAATATAGGAGAAATAAATGGTCACTAAAGGTGAAGCAAAATATGTTTACTTGGATTCAACTGAGAAGTTTAATGGAGATGATACAGGTAAGTACACATTGACTGTGTCTTTATCAGATGCTGAAGCAAAGAAACTGATAGACGCAGGAGTTAAAGTTAGAACTATTAAGGATGCTGATACTGGAGAAGATATTAAAATCCGTAAGTTCTCAACACAATATAAGTTAGATGATAATCTAATTCAAACTATGAGTGGTGATGTAGTAGGCACAGACTTCGGTGCAGGTACAGAGGTCGAGGTGTTGTGGAAAGCAGGTAAGGAACACCCTATGCATGGTGTCGCTACTTACTTAACCGCTATCAAGGTTGCTGACAATCACACCCCTGGATTCAAGGGTGCGAACGAGGAACTTGCTGAGTTCTTAAACGCTTAAGTAACCGATGTCAGATTTTGTGAAGCATGAACCATGCCCTGCGTGTGGTTCAAAGGATAATCTGGCACGATATTCAGATGGTCACGGTTGGTGTTTCGGCTGTGGCTATCTGGAATCAGTCAATGATGATAGGAAAGATGAAACAATAATGGAAACAACAGTCAATATAAAAGGTTTCAATGGTGCAATACCAGATAGAAACATCAGTAAGAATATTACTGTCAAGTATGGAGTGAAAATATCACACGGTGCTGATGGTAAAATCAACAAGCATTACTACCCTTACTATGACTTAAAGACTGGAGAACTTGTAGGCTACAAGGAACGAGATGTAGCAACTAAATCATTTATATTAAATGGTACTAATAGAGGAGCAAGTTTATTCGGACAACATGTCTTTAGTGGAGGAGGTAAATACCTAACCATATGTGAAGGAGAGTTAGATGCTCTGTCTGTATCAGAGATGTTCGATGGTAAGTGGGCAGTGGTCTCACTTAAGAACGGAGCTCAAGGTTCAGTCAGAGATATTAAAGATAACTTAGACTTCATCGAGTCGTTCGAGAATGTAGTCTTGTGTTTCGATAGTGACGAAGCAGGAGAGGAAGCAGTCAGGAATGTAAGAGATATTATATCCCCTAACAAACTTCGTATCTGTAAGTTACCTATGAAAGATGCAAGTGAAATGTTGATGGCAGGTAAGGTCAAAGACTTTACTGATGCATGGTGGAATGCTAAGTCATATACACCTGCAGGTATCATCAAGGGTTGTGATACATGGGAACATCTACAGAAAGATGAAGACATCAGGACTGTCTTATATCCATGGGCAGAACTAAATGAATTGACATACGGATTCAGACAGAAAGAGTTAGTCACTATCACATCAGGTTCAGGTATGGGTAAGTCTAGTGTGGTCAAGGAACTAGAACATCACATCTTAAATACTACAGATGATAACCTAGCAATCATACATCTTGAAGAGTCAGTCGATAGGTCAGTCAAAGGTCTGATGTCTATCGAAAAGAATCTACCCATACATATACCTAAGTATGAAGAGATGTTAACTAAGGAAGAGAAGTATGACTTGTGGCGTAGAGCAGTAGCAGAAAAGAATGTATACTTCTATGACCACTTCGGTAGTATGTCAGAGGATAGTCTTATCAATGTAGTCAGGACATACGCTAAGTCTTTTGATTGTAAGTGGATAGTGTTAGACCACTTGTCTATCGTAGTGTCAGACCAAGAGGGTATCACTGATGAGAGAAAAGCTATCGACGCCATCATGACTAAGTTAAGGAAGATAGTTCAAGAGACTGGGGTAGGTCTGTTCCTTATCTCACATCTCAAGAGACCACAAGGTAAAGCACATGAAGAGGGAGGACAAGTATCGCTGTCTGAACTACGAGGTTCATCTGCTATCGCTCAACTATCTGATATGGTCATAGGTCTAGAAAGAAACCAACAAGCAGAAGAAGAAGAGATACGAAACACTACGACACTGAGGGTAGTGAAGAATAGATTCTGTGGATTGACTGGAAAGGCAGGACAATTAGTGTATAATAAAGAGACTGGAAGACTTAGGGAGGTAGTGTAATGCGAACGGTTCGCAACTGTTACTTCGACATTGAGACTGATGGTCTTGATGCTACAAAGATTCATTGTATCTGTGCTATGACAGATGATGACAACACGATGTATAATTTTATAGGGGATAAATGTTATGAACAATTCAGAGAATGGTTGGTTCTGGAAGACATACGAGTTCTTGTTGGGCACAACGCTATTGGCTTTGATGTTCCTGTTCTGCGTATGGTTAGTGGGGACAGCTGGGATTACGACATACGAGACACTCTCGTCTTATCAAGATTGGTTAATCCTTCCATGGATGGAGGACACTCTCTCAAGTCTTGGGGAGAAAGGATAGGTAACTACAAGGATGACTATCAAGGTGGATGGGAAGAGTTCAATCAGGATATGTTAGAGTATTGTCAACAAGATGTCAGAGTTCTTAGAGATATATACAGAAGATTAGCTGTTGAACTAGAAGACTTCACTGAACAATCAGTAGTGATTGAACACAAGGTAGCAGAGATAATCCACGAACAAGAAACTAACGGTGTTATGTTCAATGAAAGGAAGGCGATGTCTTTACTTGCAGAACTTAAAGAGAAAGTTATTCAGATAGAGAATGAAGTAAGAAAAGTATTCACGCCTCTACCTACATGGACAGGATTACCTATACTAAAGAATCAATACAAGAAAGATGGTACACCTACGGTTGCCTATCAGAAACAAATAGATAGAGGTGCTCACTACAATGAGTCCAATGAATGGGGTTGTATTGAATACCCAGATTTTAATCTAGGTTCACGACAACAGATAGCACGATATTTACAACACTTTGGTTGGACTCCACAGGAGTTTACAGACAAAGGTAATCCCATAGTAAATGAGAAGGTGCTAGAGAATGTCGACATCCCTGAGGTAAAACTTATTGTTGAGTACCTTACTATCACAAAGAGAGTAGCGATGGTCAAGTCCTGGATAGAAGCAGTAAAGGATGACGGTCGTATACATGGGAGAGTTAATAGTTGTGGTGCAGTCACGGGTAGGATGACACACTCATCACCTAACCTAGCTCAAGTTCCTGCTATCTATTCAGACTACGGTAAAGAATGTCGTGAGTTATGGGTAGTACCTAACGGTAATAAGTTAGTAGGTATTGATGCTAGTGGTTTAGAACTTAGGATGTTAGCACACTATATGGACGATGATAATTATACTGAGGAGATATTAAATGGAGATATTCACACAGCAAATCAAATGGCTGCAGGACTTCAATCAAGAGATTCAGCAAAGACTTTCATCTATGCCTTCTTATATGGAGCTGGAGATTCCAAAATCGGAAGCATCGTGGGAGGAAGTGCGAAAGCAGGTGCTAGTCTTAAAGCAAAGTTCCTTGATAATACGCCAGCACTTAAGACACTACGAAGAAGAGTTGACTCGCAGAGCTCAAAGGGTTGGCTTCGAGGTCTCGATGGAAGACGATTAGTAGTTAGGTCTGCACATGCAGGACTGAATGTATTACTACAATCAGCAGGTGCAATCATTATGAAACAAGCCTTGATTTTATTAGACAAGTATGCTAAAATATACAACATCAATTACAAGTTTGTTCTTAATGTTCATGATGAGTTCCAATGTGAAGTCGATGAACATCAAGCAGAACAGTTCGGTAAACTTGCAGTCGAGTGTATCAAGCGTGCAGGTGTTGACTTCCAATTAAATTGCCCGTTGGATGGTGAGTACAAAGTCGGGGATAACTGGGCGGAGACACACTGATGAATAAAGATAAAAGAATACAATGGATGTTAGAATCTGAAGTATGGGGACCAGATGGTTGGGTTCTTTGTGATAGCGAAGAAGAAGCAGAAAAGCTTAAGAGTTCTCATGAAGAAGATAAACCTGGTATCTATAATCCCTATGATTCCCCTATCACTATTACAAAAATAGTTTGGGAGAAACAGTAGGATGTCAGCTAATAATAGAGGTAAGAAGTTCTCTAAGTTTGATTTAGACTTAGAGTTTGGGGAGAAGTGGGAAGACTTCATCATAGATAAACTTAAGACAGCGGAGGTAAAGACAGAGAAAGACAAATGGAAAACAACAGGTAACATCTGCATTGAGTCTTCGTGCTACGGTAAACCTAGTGGCATTGAAGCAACTGAATCAGATGTATGGATACACAATCTCACACTCAATGGTGAGTTTGTATTTGGTTTCATCATACCAACTGAACGACTGAGAGAAGTATACAAGACAGGATGGGAAGTAATGGGTGGTGATAATAATGCTAGCCGTATGAATCTATTAAAGATTAAAGAGCTAGTAGATTTAATACTCAATGATGCGAACGGTTCGCAAGGAGAGAAGTAATGAGTATAGATACATTAATAGATGATGTCTACAATTTAATAGACACCAAAGAAATACCAGAGGGTGTCAATGTTGAGAAGGTCTTAGACCAATTCGCAGAGAATGTAAAAGAAATTCTACTTAACAATATTGTAAAGCATAGAGAAGATAGCCGTAAACTTAGGATGTCTAATATAGGTAAACAAGACAGACAGTTATGGTATAATTATAATGGTTATGAAGGGGAACCTTTAATGCCACACACTAAGATTAAATTCTTATACGGACATTTAATTGAAGAGATGGTACTAGCTTTAGTTAAACTATCAGGTCATGAAGTTACTGATGAACAGAAGCAAGTAGAGGTAGATGGTATCCAAGGTTCGATGGACTGTAAGATAGATGGTACGTTGATTGATGTTAAGTCTACATCCAGTTATGGATTCAAGAAGTTCAAGGATGGTACGCTAATGTATGATGACCCGTTCGGTTACATAGACCAGATAAGAGGTTATGCTCACGCTGAGAACTCAAAGAAGTTTGGGTGGTTAGCTATGGATAAAACCAATGGTCACTTATGTGTACTGACTTATGATACTGACGATGAAGAATGGCAGGACATTAACTTCTTTACTATTGAAGATAGAATTAAATCAATCAAGAAAATAGTAGAGCAACCTGAACCACCTGAGAGATGTTACCTACCAGAACCAGATGGTAAATCAGGTAACATGAAGCTAGGTTTAGGATGTAGCTACTGTCAATACAAACATCATTGTTATCCTGGACTAAGAACATTCTTATATGCCAATGGACCTAGGTATTTAACAGAGGTAAAGTTTGTACCTAATGTATTAGAGGTAGATAAAGATGGCAACAAAGTATCGTTCTAAGCTAGAGAAAGAATGTCATTCATTACTAGGTAAGGAGTGGAAGTATGAACCCCATAGAATTGCTTATACAGTTAGAAGAAATTACACGCCCGATTTTTGTCTTAATGACTATTATATAGAAGTCAAAGGATTCTTTAGGGCAGGAGATACACAGAAGTATAGAGCTATCGCAGAACAATTAAAGTTTGAAGGTAAGCATCTTATATTTCTTATGCCTGACCCAGAGAAAAAGACAAGAAAGGGAGGTAAGACTACATATCGACAGTGGTGTGCTAAGTATGATATAAAAATATTTAGCACAAAAGAAATCAAGGAGTTAAAGGAATGGACGAGAAAGCGATAAACCCACAGCACTATCAACAAGGTAGTATAGAAGTGATTGACTTTATCTTAGACCAGAGCTTTAGCTACCTTGAAGGTAACATTATTAAGTATGTGGCTAGATACAAGTACAAGAATGGTCTTGAAGACTTGAAGAAAGCACAGTGGTATTTGGAGAGATTAATAAATGCTAACACTTGAAGAGTTAAAACAAAAGATAATAGACCAAGGATATGATGAATGTCTTATCTGTGATATATTAGAGATAAGTGTAGAAGAATTACTTGAAGCCTTTGACTACAAGTTGATTCTTAAGAGAGAGGAGTTTGAAGAAGATGATGAATATTGATATAGTATTAATGATAGTGATAGGGATATGCCTGATTGGTGGTACAGCATCATGGTGGTATGGTAGTCAACAGTATGGTAAGGGTATCTTAGATGGTATACAAATGCACCATCAAGGTAGATTAACTTACAGACCTTACATCGAAGATGGTAAAGAAATGTTATCTATTAATATTAAGGAAGAAGATGAGGAGTAATTATTTAGGTATAACAATAGATAGAACTAGAGACAAGAAGATGTCTGAGCAGGCACGAGAACTTGTCACTAATTATTATCTTAGAGGTAAAGAGAAGTCACCGCAAGAAGCATACGCCCGTGCTTGTGTTGCATATAGTGGCAAGGATATGGGTTTAGCACAGAGGTTATATGATGCAGTTAGCAGTGGTTGGTTTATGTTCAGTAGTCCTATATTGTCTAACGCTCCGTTGCCAGGAGAAGAAGTTAAAGGGTTACCTATTTCTTGCTTTCTTAGTTATGTACCTGATACTCTTGAAGGTCTTATACGACATCAGTCGGAGTTGGCTTGGTTGAGTGTTAAAGGTGGTGGAGTAGGAGGACATTGGGGAGATGTAAGACCAGTGAGTGATAAAGCTCCTGGACCAATACCATTTATTAAAGTAAGCGATTCATCTATGACTGCTTACAAACAAGGAAAAACAAGGAAGGGAAGTTATGCAGCGTATACGGACATTAGTCACCCAGACATTATTGAGTTCATCAACCTTCGAGTACCTACTGGAGGGGATAGTAATAGGAAGTGTTTTAATATTAATAATGCTGTTAATATTACTGACGCCTTTATGGATTGTGTTGCTGATGATAAGCCTTGGAGTCTTCGTGACCCTAGCAATGGTGAAGTCCGTGATACAATCAGTGCGAGAGAACTATGGCAGAGACTCCTCGAAGTAAGATTCAGAACAGGGGAACCATATTTAAATTTTATAGATAGAGCAAATGAGCATTTACCACAAGAACTTAAAGATAAAGGACTTAAAATTAGAGGAAGTAATCTATGTAATGAAATACACCTACCCACAGATGCGAATCGAACAGCGGTATGTTGCCTATCCTCCGTCAATCTTGAAGCGTTTGATGAGTGGAGAGACAAAGGATTAGTAGCTGACTTGATTAACATGTTGGATAATGTACTTACAGAGTTCATAGATAACGCACCTCAGGAACTCTCTAGGGCATCACATTCTGCATATCAGGAGCGTAGCCTAGGGCTGGGTGCTATGGGTTTCCATTCGTACCTACAATCGAAGAATATTCCTTGGGAGAGTGCACAAGCAACTGGACAGAACATCAAGATGTTTAAGTTAATTAAGGAGCAGGCAGTTGAAGAGACTAAGAGATTGGCTAAGGTTCGTAAAGAATACCCAGATGGTAGAGGAAGTGGGAGAAGGAATAGCCATCTTCTTGCTATTGCCCCTAATGCTAATAGTAGTATTATCTGCGGTACTTCTGCTTCTATT